GCACGAACCTGTGCTGTTGCATCTGCTTCTGTCTTGTGGCATCCCATTACTTCGCCACCCTCTTTTATTACTGGATAACCTGAGCATCCATTTGAACCCTGTGCTCCTACTGAATAAGGCATTAGTCTTCCATCTCCATTTCGTCTTCTATCTCCATGCTTGCACGAAGTTGCCAACAGAATTTTTGTGAAGCAGCCTGACGTTCAGCAAGAAAATTTGATAGACCATATTGTTTTTCAGCATTAGCAAGGTCACTAGCGGCAACCAAATCTTCTAGATGTAATTCGATAGAATCATATAGGTCTTCGACCATTGGTTCTGGGTCTCCTACAAGAACTGGCTCTGAGACTGTTGACATGTCAAAAAAGTCTACCAGTCTATATGGTGCATATGCCTTAAGAATTCTAAGCCATTCAGCATACTCGTCTGTAGCCTCATCGTAGTCTTTGTAAATCTCTTCAAAGAAATCGTGGAACTGCTTGAAGTCATCTGACTCAACGTTCCAGTGATATCCGTGTGCCTTAAACTTTAGTGCTATGTTGTCTGACAACAATAGTCTTAGTGCTGCAATTAATTGGTCCATCTGTATATTATACCATATCTATTAGGTGGGTAGTTTAGCGTCATACCCAGGACTTCCGACCTACTTAATAGTAATAGTCTTAGGCTTCTTTTCCTCTGGAACATTGATAACTAAATCAATAGTCAGAATACCGTGCTTCAGTTCAGCCTTAGCGACCTCAGCATATTCTGGTAGAGTGAAAGAACGAGTGAACTTACGACCAGCAATACCCTTGTAAACATAACGGATATCCTCTGGTAGTTCCTTGTCTTCTTTTGTTTCACCAGCAACAGTCAAAACATTCTTGTCTGTTGTGATTGTAACATCATCCTTATCGAATCCTGCAAGAGCGAATTCAAGATACCATTCGTTCTTTTCCTTTGAGTGGATTACATTGTAAGGTGGGTATGTAGCCCTTGTTGGTTGTGCAAACATCTTATCAAATTCCTGACTAAGTGTTGCGAATGGGTCTGTATAGATTACCATTTGTATCATCTCCTTTTAAGCGAGTTATTTTTGTACCCCCAATTAGCAGGTACATATTTATTATAGCAAAAAAGGACAAGTCTTGCAACCTGTCCCTTAATGCTTATTAAGACTACTTCTTTGTAACGGTCTTCTTAACTGTTACAGTCTTCTTAACTGGTGCCTTCTGTGGCGTTGCCTTTGCAAGTGCTTCCTTGATATCTGCTTCCTTTGGGACGATGCCAAAAGCAGGGTCCTTTGGATTGATGTATCTTAGAGCAACTGGCAAGACTGCAGCGACCAATGACCATGCTAGGTCTACTGGGTCAGTTACACCTGCTAGGTATAGTGCAGAAGCCGCACCAAGTACGCTTCTTCCATACGAAGCAAGCAGTGCCTTTAGTTTTGCATTCATTTTATTTCTCCTTGTTTAGTGCCTAGTTGTTAGGCGTTTCTGTATTCTCTGGCAATACTGATTTCAGTTTATCGTATGCCTCGGAAATTATTTTTATTGTATTGGTGTGAACTGTTTCTCCGTCAAGTGTTCCATAAGTGTTTGCCCACTTAAGTTGTGGAGATACTTCTTTATCAAATTCAACAAGAGCCTTTTGAACTTCTTCAATATATTCAAATGCCCAGTCACGAGATTGTGAAATAAATTTTACAAAACCATCTGTTTCGGACAATTCACGAGTAGACAATTCTTTAGACAATTCTTCAAGTTTTTGATAGATGATATGCTTATCTAACTCAACCTGAATATACATTGCAAGTATCTTCTTTTTCTGAATATTTGATTTTATAGTCAGGTATGACAGAGTTAGTATAGAAAGCAAATAAAAAGAAAATGTTAAAAAATTAAAAATGTTCATTCTACTCTTCTAATGGTTTTCTTACAACATATATTCTTGCATCTAAGTCTTCAAGACTTTTCTTTACAGCATTAATATAATCAACAATTTCCTGTTTCCTTACTTCATCCAAGTCAAGCAAATCTTTTGGGTCAACCTGAAGCGTAATGAAATCTGGATTTTCAAAAATAGTAAGACCAAAATTCTTTGGTGGAACTATTGATTTAAATGCTGTTGCCATTTCTGGTGTGTACATTAGTACTCCTTATCTATCGTTAAATATTGCCAGGTGTTACCCCAGTCTTCTTTTGTTTTGTGCCTATTGAACTCTCTTGACACTTTTCCTTTGTCTAAATAGATTCCTCCCCAAACGCCATAAGCCTTTTGAGAAACCCCAACTGCAAAACATATTCTTGCTATAGGGCAAATTGAGCAAAGAGAATCTACTTCTTTTCTGACCTCAACATCTTGCTCATAAGTATCAAAGAATAGATTAACATCGTCACCTTTACATAAGGCTTCATCTTTCCAATTTTCATTTGACATTCTTCTTTACCAAACTAGCAGGTATGTTCCAGCCATCAATATCGGCATCAAAACGATTAGCAGTATACCACTCGTCATTGATAAACTTGGCATTTGGTTTCATCCAAGCCATATCAGACTTTCTCAGTTCTACAACTGTCCAGCCATCCCACGATAGAAACTTATTGTTTTCTACAATTGTTTCCATTTTCTCTAGTGATTGAATTAACATAATCACCTTTCTGTTAGTAACGGTATACTCCAACCGTAACGTCTTTTGCTTCTGCCAGGTCTACCAAGTCAGACACTGGCTCTTTTGGTTTACTAAAATAAGCAAAGTATTCAATGTCGTGAATATTGCTCTTAATCCAACTTGGTGGAATCTTAATTAGTTTAATCTTTATACCACGAGCCTTTAGGCTACGCTCAGAAATATTGACAAACTCCATACCCATATTGTTAATGTTCAATGGTCCAGCAGACGCTACAAGTATTTCTGTATCATCTTCGGGTAGGCTTGACAAAGCCACACCCATTGCTCTTAGGAACACATTGTAATCATTGAAGTTCTTACTTCCCTGAATTCCTACTATCATCTTCATTTCCTTCTGTTAGTTTATCAACGATAAAACTTATCTTATCTAATTCTACCTTATCTAGGCTATGTGTGTCAACCCTTTTCTTGGTTGTTTCATCAATCCCAGTATCAGTTAATCTTGCCATAACAAGAAAACCATCCTCAATCCAATAAACATTATCATTTAGGAAAAACGCTTTGATGGAATTCTTTTTTAAATATTCTTTTGATTGAGTTTTTACATATGGTTCTGGCTCAATAAGATTATTTATATAATTTTTAATTAATAAAACTTTTCTGCTTTGTGTAAAAATAGGAACTACAATTTTGTCACTCGTTATTTTTTTTGTTATTTTATTAAAAACAGAAAAAGAAAACAAGGTCACAATACAGCCTAAAATATATTCCATAATCACTCGCTTAGTTGTTCACGCTCATCAATTATTTGATAAGCAAATCTGGTCATTGCTTCCTGTGCCTTCTCATTACTTAGAATACCCTCGTAGTGATGAGCACAGAAAAGCAAATCCCCTGTTGTCCCAATAGTTTGAACATAAGCCTGTGAACCACAAACATCGCATCTATCTAATGCAGATAGTGTCCACTTCTTTTTTTCAATTAGGTTATTTGTCATTTGAGTAAAACCCTCCACCATTAAATTTAATTGCTCCTACTGAGTATACCTTATGCATTGCAGTATTGCAAGTATCACAAAGTAATTCTTTGTCAGCATCTTCAAAAGGTCTTACCTCTTGTGCTGTTTTTTCACAACCTGGACATTTAAAATTATATGTTGGCATAGTTTTTTCTCTTGTTGTTATGCCTTCTTAGTAGGCACAACTTTCTTTACTGCTGTTGCAACCTTGGCTACAACAGACTTCTTCGGTGCTGCATCAAACACTGCAAACAAATCATTTAGTTTGCTGATATCAGCAGTGATTAGGTTCTTTACAGTTCCATAGGTAACGTGCAAATGATTTCCAGTTGATGCGGTACCTGTTGTTCCAACTAGACCAACGATTGTCTTACCTGCCTCTACCTTGTCACCCTGCTTTAGTGTTGATGGAACCTGAAAGTGTGCATACAGAATAAAGTGACCATCATAGGTTGACTGGATTAGGTAGTTTCCCAATACCTTAGTCTCTCCTACTTCCATCACTGTTCCTCCTGTAATAGCCTTAGTCTTGCTACCACCTGCTACAGACCAGTCAACTCCACGGTGTGGGTTTGTTCTGTACGATGCCATGTTCTTGAATCCATCTCCACGCTTATTCTTCGGGAATGGTTCTACATAAATTGCTTCTGACATATTAATACTTCCTTTCAAGATGTATTCTATGAATGTTCATAGTAGTACTATTATAGCATTCATCAGAGCCACCTAACAGATTTGAACTGTTGACCTCCATATTACAAGTATGGCACTCTACCGCTGAGTTAAGGTGGCGAAGCGATTCCGATGGGACTTGAACCCACGACCTCTACCGTGACAGGGTAGCGTTCTAACCAACTGAACTACGAAATCAAATGTTCCTTAACAACCCAAATAGGAACAATATCTGTAACAGTCTTTACTAGTATTTCTGTTAAGCCACCGAATCTTAGTCTGCGTGTCTGGTCTCTGCTGGGCATCCTGGGTTCGAACCAGGGACATTTCGATTAACAGTCGAACACTCTGCCAACTGAGTTAATGCCCATCACTATTTAATTATACAGTGTAACCACTGTTGGTTGCTCGCCATACAGACGGAGCATGATTTTCTTCCACAGCCAATTTGGTTGCTTCATCTTCATACAATCTCAATACATGGATGCATGGGTCTCCAGTTTCCCACTCTAAATCTTCATCTCTAGTAGTAGGAATGCCATCGTGTGTACTGCATACAGCAGGACCAATCCAGCCTTGTGTTAAGCCATGCTGTAGCCATTCGTCAAAAGTCATTGACATAGAAAAACCCCTTTCAGGTCTATATCTATTATAAACTACCAAAAGGGGTTTGTCAAGTTATTTCTTAGGCTTAGATGTCTCATCATCCTGTGCTACATCTTTAAGAGCAATAGTCTGACGGAAAGCAGCATTAATCTCATTACGAGATAGTTTGCCATCTTCGAGGAATGCTAAGGCTAGTAACTCTACTACCTTTGCTACTGCCAAGATACCACCCATTACAGCACTAAACCAAATAGGAATCTCGATACCGCTAATACCGCTTGCTACGCTACCAGCACCAACTACACCAAGTGCAGAAGCAACGAAGGTAGCAACAATACGCATAAATACATTACCAAATAGTCTCATTATTCTTCCTCCTTGTCTTTGGGATTTCTTGCTCTATAGGTCATTGCCCACAAAGCCAAACTTCCAAGAATACAATATCCAACAATTGTCTTGGCACTTCCTTCAAGCACTACCCAGGCAACAAACATACCTAGCAATGTCCAAAGTTGGTTAAGCAAATCAACTAAGAATCCTTTCATTCTTCTCTCCTTCTTGCTTCAGAACCTTTAGAAGAACTACTTGATGAGCCACCAGAAGTTCCACCACCAGACGAAGCAGTGGCTGCTGCTGCTGTAGCGGCATTTGTTGCAGCCATTGTAGCAGCCTGAGCAGCAATTTGTGTAACGATAATAGCAGACAGAACAACCTTTTCTGCCTTTTCACGAACAGCAGGTGGCAAGTCAGCACCAATGTTATTTAAAGCATTAAATGCATCGCTTAATCCACTGAACACTGCCCCCACTCCAGGGATATTTGAGATTGGATTGCTCTCAAATTCCTTTGGGGGAATTATTTTGGGACAGGGGCAAATGTCTGTCTAGGCATATAGGCTCCATCCGCATAAGCACGAACTGTCTGCTTTTTATTTTTTCTCTTTGGTTGAGCAGTTGGCTTAGGTATATTTGCTAAATCATTTTTTGCTTGAACAATTTGTGCTTCTA